GTTTCCCAGTCACGATCGGGGTGTCATATTGAAGCACCACAGGAATAGTGGTGTTGATAATCTTTTGCAGAGTTTCAGGCTCTTTGACAGCGAGCTCAAATAAATCATCCCGGAATGTCTTGATTGCTTGTGTCCAAGCTTCCCCTCTTACCCTGGCAATTCTCTTTCTTAATTTTTCAAGCTTGCGGTAAGATTCCTGGGTGAGTAATGTATTCTCAGCAGCCAGCCCAACAAGGATCATTTCCTCAAGTTGAGTCTCACTTTCTGACAGTCGCTCCAGAATCCTGTTGCGCATAGTAGAACTGAGTCGCAACAAGAATATCTGATGCCTGAGCATGGCATCTAGGAATTCCTCGTTAGAGGTCTTCATTCTTCAGTGCCATCCTGTTCCCCTATTTTGTTATCATTGACTTTATCACCGCTTAGTGCCTTGTTATCAAGCTCAATACCATCAAGCCCATCCCTGATAGCGGGATCAGCTACACCAGCATCGCCAGCGGGTGTCCTTGTGATAACAGTAGGAAGCAAGTCCTCTTCATCGCCCATTGCATCATACTCTTCTTCAAAGGTCTTTTCAGTAAGCCCCTTGTTAGTGATGTACTTGTGAATTGACTGCAAGGAAATTGGCAGTCCCATTGTCTTGGCTGTCATTATCTCAACAAGGCTTTGACCGTCAATCTCAACATCAGCGAATTCGAGGTTTGGAAGTATTTCAACCTGGTCCTCAGGTGCTCCTATCCAACGCGCAATCATTTTGAGTATGCGCTCAAGACCAGCTGCGCCAGCTAGCGCAATCTGGTTGAGGTTAGCCGTTTCCGCTGCAATGCGAATCTTACGACTGCGCCCGCTTTCCTCCTCCCCTTTATTTTCCTGTTTTGTCTGCACAGTCTTTGTCTGTGCAAGGGATCGATCATTCTCAATGGCTTGGCGTTGCTCAGTAAGACCCAAGCTGCTGACACCAATAAACTTAGCATCACCATCGGAATCAACTTCAATTTTAGAGCCACTACCAACTCTGGTTGTTCCATCACCATCTTCTGCCTCTAACCCACCCTTAATGACAAGGGTGTCCTGTCCTTGCATGTGTAGCGTCTGTCGATAGTCAGCTTCAAGCCTATAAATAGCCAGACACAAATTAGCGAGACCCAAAAGAGGAGGATTATCAGGCTCAACGATATTGTCTTTACTGTTGACAAAAACAAATGGTATTTCTTCAAGAGGTGCGCCCCGGTAAACAGGAACCATCATTTCCGTGGCGTTGTATTCAAAGTTATTTTCACCTTCCTTGTAAAGGCCCTGCATGTACTGACCCACTTTAAGCGTCGCTGACATCGTTACATCAACATCATCAACGATCTTCAGAACTCTGTACTGCTCAACATCCTTCCAAACAAACTGAGCATCAATTTCGGGTTGGGTTTCACAGAGCACCACAAGATTAAGCGTGTCGTCCTTATCAACTTTTGAACTGTCGTTCCAGTTGATAATAGAGAGACCCTCATAAAGAGCAATGTATGGCATCACTGCGGCAGGGTTCGCTGGCTCAGTTGGGAGATCCATCATGAGCCCTAAACGACCACTTACCAATTGCTTTTCATTGATGCGTCGGAGTAGATCTTTAAGACCCTCTCCTTCAAGCGTAGCAACTTCAAGAAGGTCCTTCATTTGTTCTGGTAAGTTGATGACGGGATCTCTTTGCCACATCATCCCGATTGCCATTTCAACAGCATCTGCGACGTAGTCTGGGAAAATTGTACGCGCCAGATAAGCTGAGTAATTTTTCAACCCTGGTTGTCCAGATTCCATACCGTCAAGCTGATGGCTTTCAGCAGCGGGGAGGTACAAAGTTCCTTTTGATTTAATTTGCTCCTCCCCTTCGTAAGCATCCTCAACCTTTTCAAGCTTTGCTTTGATGTCAGAATATTGTGGGTGCTGTTCGTTGATAGCCATTAGTTCATCCCCTTAGTCCTACCTGATCTACCACCACGCTTGGAATCCAATATCCGGTAACGAATTTCATCCCCAATATGATCCTCAGCATCAGTATCAACATCATCAGGGTCTTTTTCATCGCGCGGTAAAGATGGAAATAAGTCTAGCGCATGTTTGCAAGTATTGAAAATAAAGAACCCGGGTTTCTCCCGTGGTCCGCCGTGTTCATTTCGCAAGGCATTCTTCAATCGGGATCGTATAGCTAACCAACCATTCTTTCGTGAGCCCGACTTTTTATTTGATTTGGTCCAACGAACTCCTTTATAGATACTTCCGTTGACCCGTACACTTCTAGCCATGTTCTTGGCTATGCTGTTACCATCAATAACGTCATTGATACTGTTGTCAGCAGGTCCTGGCTTTACCTTACCCCTTAAATTGTGGACAATTTCATGCTCAATTATTCCTGCTGTTATTTCTTCAGCTAGGAGGTTGAGACCTTCATTTGTTTTTCCTGTGGTTCCATACCATTCACTAATACGAAAGATGTCCCCTCTAACTGTGCTGCGCAGCTTACCATCATGGGTAACAATATCACACCCATCACTTTCGGCATACCAGCCAACAGAAAAAGGCCTGCTGGCTCCCCAGTCAAAAGCTCTATCAATTTTCCAGCTCTTGGGGATAATGAAGGGCGTTATAACATGCTGCTGACTGTCCCACAAGTCATCAAACATACCACCCGATGTAATGTCCCATGAACCTTCAAGCCATGCTTTCTTTTTATTCTCGTCTGTAATCTTGTGCAGCTCTGCAATATACCCGGGTGAAAGATATATGTTTTCCCTATAGCTGCCAAATAAATGAACCTGCGAACGTTCAATTTCCTCTTCTTGTTGCGTCCTAGGATTAAATACTTTTGTTTTGGTGATTTTGATTTCACCTGGTTTGGAAGCGTTAATGAAACGTTTCTTAACCCAGTTGTGGCCAACACCATAAGGGTTAGTGGTTGCAAAGACTTCAAGTGGTATCTCAGGCAGAAATCTTAGAATACCATGCTCATCATAAATCGGATGGTCCTCAGGCCTAAAAGAACTCCGATTACAACTCATCATTGAGTCATAAAGATTTTCGTCAGGGTATTTGGTAAGTTCGTTCCATCCTATGAACGGGAACTCTTGTCCATGGTAATTCCAATAATCGCTATCTTTCTTAATTGCCCGAAACAACAACTCCTCGCCTGTTGGCCACACCCAGCGATAATCTGCTGCACTACGCAAGAAGCGCGCTCCATCAAAGAACTTCGGGTACCACCTTTGTGATTTGGAGACAAGGTCATCAAGGTTCTTATATTCCCTGTCAAAAATTATTCCGCGCCAGAATTCTTTATACCCGATACCAACACGGGCACGAAAGCGCATTAGCTGCGCATCAGTTTTACCCGGACCCCTTGTACCATGGAAAAGGATTTCGTCAGCTGGACAGCTCATTGCAAGGGTCTGTGAGCCCGGTAAGGGCGTCCAGACTGGCTTACTCTGCTGAGCTGCTACGGCTGTCATCAATTAAGTTCTGTTGAGCTGTGACAGCAGATTGCTGCCAGTTGTCCACGCTCGCTATAGCTGGGACAACCATAATCCCACCTTGGACGTTGACATTGCTTTCAACTTTCTTAGGTGCATCCATGCCAAAGATGCTAACGAGTTTACCAAGCGCCTGTACTCTTGCACCGTGTGAACTATCCCCGCCGTGGTAGTTGGCTTCACGTATAAGCGCAGCCTTTACTTGGCGCTTTTGGACTTCAGATTCAAATTCCGAATTATCTTCTTGCTCTTCAATGTACCTTCGAATGGTACGCTGAACATAAGAGTCCTTCATAAACTTCCGTGCGTACTCAGTAGCATGGGGCTCTTCAAAGCCCATACGCAAGCAAGCGTCATATGGTCTATAATCAAACAGGTATTCTGAAACGAACCACTCCCTTAACTTCTTTTCATTTTCACTCTTTTCCTGGACCATTGGAACATCCGAATGGTCCTCAACGTGAACAGGAATGTTATTTGAATCGAAGTTAAAAGCTGCCATTACATCTCCACCACATAGCAAGAGCCCACGCCCATTCCTCTGATGTAGTAATCATCAACTTTCTGGGTAGCTTCAATCTTGGTAATGCGACCGTCACTGTCCATGTCCAGACCTGCGTTCTGCCTGTAGCGAGTCGTTCCCTCAACAAATAGAACCGAAGACTCAGGCTTGCCCACATACGAAGGAAGGAGTATTGCCATGTACATGTCGGAAAGGCTTTTCGTTTTCCTGTAGTACGGCTCAAAATGTTTCTGAACATAATCAAGCTGCTCAATGCGTGTCATTTTCGCAAGCTCGCGCGTAGTAGTTCCATACGAGCGAGCAATATGGGGCATGAACTGTATCAGGCCCGTTGCACCACTCCCCGCTGATCGTGACTGGGAAAC